ACCTGTGCTTAGCGACATCTGTCTTTTGATTCGGTCGTTAATACTGACTTGGAATGTGCTGGCGGTTGCTGCTCCATCGTTGCCTTGAACGCTAGTCTGATATTGTGTCTTGGTATTGAGAGCAGCGATGCTAGTATCGTTTCCATCAACACGACCAATTAGCGTATCGAGTGCTGTTTTGAGTTCAGCGTTGATGTTAGTATTTGAAACAACCCACTCCTGTGTCAATCCATTTGTGTTGAGATATTGGATAATCTGTCGAATCTCATCAATCTCTCCCTGCTCGAACTGGTCTCCAAAAACAAGATCATCTATGAAATTTTGGAATGGCACACCACGAATATACAGGTTCTGGGTGTTGAGATTATCGAAATTGTATATGCCGGCGTTATTCGGTCGTCCGCTTGACATTATTTGTATATATATAATTTAGCAATATTTTATATATATGTCTTATATATACAAAATATATAAGGTATAAGATACTAAATCAAATGCTACGAAACCCCCAACAGGATCCTAACCAATCGGTCGTTAAGTCTACCAAGCATTTCATATCCGTAACATCGGCGGACAGCAATGATTTCACTTCGGCGTCATTTAATCCAGGTGATATGAAAATTACATTCAACAATACTGCGATGACGAATGTCAATTCTGCTAAGGATACTACTATTACAACGATCACCCCGATCGCATTTTACGGCGATCTTTATTATTACAACGTCAGCCCTAACTACAAAAATCATAAGTTCCGTATTCTCTCGAGCACAGGAAATGCCCTGTCTTCCACAATTGATGGTGTCGCAAATACTCGCGAGAACTCTATTCTAGGCGACGCTGGTTATGATGTCGCCACGTTTCCCACGGTGACTCTTAATGAGGGTATGTATAACGCTGCTGAACTCGGCGCAGAAATCTTTCGTGCCTTGAATGCCAGCACTATCCGCTGGTGGACGGCTGGAGGCGGAACCCCGATCGTTTGGACCAATACCGCTATTGATGGTAATGGGCGTCTTACTCTAGCATACGCTACTAACCATCCTGCCGGCCTTTCTCCCAATCTCCACTTTTATTCATCTTACAGTAATGGTGAGACCATCGACAGCAGTCGTATCTTGGGTATGGCGTCAGCAACTATTACGCAAGCAGGTGGGGCAGCAGCATCGGTTTATGGTGGTTTTATCCTGCTTTACGCCAATCGTGCCGCTGGTAGTCAAACTCCTAAGGTCGTGGATATTAAGACGGTTCAACAGATTCAGGTTCATTCCAATATCGCCGGTCGAACATTTGTTAAGAAGGGGTTTAATGCAAATGGCGGATTCGAAATTAATGCCTCCTTGCGTCCCCTTACTAATACCGATATTCTCTTTTCTTTTAACGTTGGTGTGGATATGGGGTCAACATTTAATTTCGAACCGTCATCTCCTGAAATCTATACCCAAGAAGTCCAGAATAACTTTGATGAGTTCAGGGTGTATCTTACAGATAATAAGGGTCAAACGATGAAGTTCATTAACCAAGCGGAGATCACATTTACTTTCGCAATCAATCGCCAATATATCGTCCCTAATTCGGAGGACAGGATTAAGAATCTGATGAATTACAATTCATATCAACATTGATAAGCGTCACAAATCGGCATCTTGGTTCATTTTTGCTCCCATCTCTTTTTTGTTTATAAAAGCATACACTCTTGCCTGAGCCCATTGTTCGGGTGATTTGATAAAGGGACGGACAGAAGCGGGATTCGTTTTATATGCTCCTACCCCCCGATTGAACACCTCTTTCAATATGCTCAACTTAATCTTGCTTATCTTGGCTAGTTCCGAGAGACTGTGGGGTTTGTCTTTATCGAAACCGTGCCTTTTGTTAAACTGCATTTTATGTGTAAGAACCATTTTATTATACATGCATATAATAAAATGAAAGAAAGTGAATTACTAAAAATAAGCAACCCTGTAACCGTGAAACGCAAGTTTGCCGCTTACGCAAAAGGTGACGGTGCTAAACTGATGATAAGCAATCGTCCAGATAAGAAATACAAGGTCATCAAACCCGACGGGACAACTGTTCATTTCGGTTCTACTTTAGAGGACTATACCAAGCACGGTGACGATAAGCGTCGAGCGGCTTACCTTAAACGGTCCGCGGGAATCAAGGGCAATTGGCGTGACGATAAATGGTCTGCGAACAATCTGTCGAGAGAATTACTTTGGTGAAATTAGGATTTTGATATATTTAGGGGAAATATTAAAATCTAACTTAAATATAAAATTGATATATATATATATATATAAACGATGAATAAACCAGAAATGGAGTTTTTCAAGAACGCACTATTCAAAGCGGCAAGGTTGGGTGATAAAATTATACTGGTGAGTCACGTGCCTAAAAGACAGACTGGTATAACCTGTTTGGATTGTGGCGATGATCTTACGGTGAAAAAAGGTGAGAAAAATATACACCATTTCAGTCATAAAAAAGGTTCAAAGTGTGGTTCCGTAAGTGGAAATGTTGGGTCTGGTGAAAGTAAGACGCACAATGACGCCAAATATAGAATTGTTGAACGATTTCAGAGTTCAAGTGATATGAAGATTACCAGGAGGACTTGTTATAGATGCTACAAGACGGAGACAATACACGATTTAACAAGATACAAAAACAACGGATATTTTGCTTGTATTGAATATGGATATTTAGATTTAAAAAAAGTAGCACGAAAAGCAGATGTTGCTATTATAGATAATTCTGGAAATATACATATGGTTATAGAGATATTACATAGGCACGCGACACCTGAAGCAAACAGAGAAGGGTATAACTGGATTGAACTGAATGCTGATTCAGTTGTTAATAACAAAGATGACCATTATATTTGTGTTCGTGAATCACCTAACATATGTTATAAATGTGATGCGGAAATAAAGGAGAGACAGATACGATTGGCAAAAATGCAGTTGGAAAGAGAACGAGAATTGGAGAAGAAGCGGATTATGGAGGAGCTGCGTAAGCAACAAGATGAGATTGATCGACTGGAACAAGAAAAACAAGCAAAGATTATAAGGGAACGACGTAAACAACAAGAGGAACAGGAACGTAAGGAATTTGAAGAACTCGAGAATATAGTATCAAAAAATATGGTTTCACTAGCAGAAAAATACGCAAAACGTAAGGAACTTGAACGATATGAGAAACGCGAACGTAAGAGACTGGACGAGTTAGAAGCCCAACGAATTAAAAACGACGAGATAGAAAGATTGAAAAAACTAGAAAGTGCCAGACTATATAACATCAGTGATATAGTCAGATGTGAAAAACTGGCGAGAAAAGAGTTACAAAAATGCGCCAGATGTAAAACTGGAACTTGTATTACTTGTAGATGTAGGATTGCCACTAGGGTGAAAGAACTTCGTGAAGGTTGTTAGATATATATCTCGGTGCTTCGCACCGTTTTTTGCTGTGCTATTTATTTATTTCTATTTATTTATTACTATAAAACTAATAAATAGAAAAGTGAGGAGTGAGGAGTGAGGAGTTGTTTAAACTCGCAACGATTTTCCCAAAAATCTTTTTGGAAAAAAAAATAAAAAAAAAATAATAATAATAATAATAAGAAAAAGAAAAAAATAAAAAAAAATAAAAAAAAAAAGAAAAAAAAGAAATATACATATTGTATGGAGTTCAAAACAACTCCTCACTCCTCACTCCTCACTCCTCACTTTTTCAAATACTACCTATTCCAATTCTGTCAATAAAGTTTCCACACGATAGTATCGTGTCTCACCCATATTTGTATGTTTTCCACTAGTAAGCCCAGCCCATTTCTTCGTTTTGAGAAACACGCCCAACTTTATAGGGGTAGTTTCATATCTGGGATAACCGTTATCCTTGGCCCATACCAAGAGCATCGAACACGCCATTTTGCCACTCAACTCTATAACGAACTCATCATTTACAATCTTATATTCATTTTTGTTATTGGTAAGATATGTAGACTTATTCACCTTAGCATCAGCGACCATATCTTTAACCCAGAGGGTAGGAACATCAACCGATAATTTTTGAAGTTCAAGTGCGAACTCTGTCATTTTTGGGGGTGGTAGTATTCTAGTTACTTCCATAGTTTTATAGTGGTTATAGAAACTACGGAGCACATCGACATTTTCTAATAATGAATAGAAACGGGACCAGTATTCCATATCTCCTTTTTTTTCATCGCTCATCTTACACATCAGGAAACGACGAGAACCCTTACTAATAGTCATACCTCCATCCCACGCATTCGTTAGACCGGCGAATCGATGAAATGATGTCATTTCGTAAGCACCTTTACCCTTATGTTGAATCTGAATTGTCGGTTCGGTGATTAGGTTCTTTATCTTATCAATTCCACTTCCCGTCATCTGTTTTGAAATCTCATCAAAGAACACGAGGAATGTAGTTTCCATCATATTATTAAACCTGCCCCATACATACTCTTCTGGGTTTGCGGTCAGACTTACTTTTGAAACACCCAATAATTTTCGCATCAGTTGCACGAATGAGCCTTTACCTGACCCCTCCGCACTCTGGAAGATAGGCATATGCGTTTTTGTATCTGGGAATTGAATCATCTGTGCGATCCATTTCTCAAACTCTAATAACGTATCGGGTTCGTGGTCGCACATAATTGCCAAATGATTACGCAGAAATGTAACGTTGTCACTCGCCTCCAGAGAATCAACCCAGGGGATGTTTGTATACTGCTCCATCTCGAAAGGAGTCCAGATGTTGAAACAGTTCTCGGGGCATTTTGACATATCCGGAAAACAATCCATTCGGTCGTATCTACGGATAGTATCGCATTTAATCCATAGGGGGATAAAAGGTATAGATTTTTCAACCTGTTTATCATTTTCCCATACTTTATAAATAATATTAAGATGTGAAAAGGCAACCCCTATTTCAGTTTTAGTTCGTTGGATAAGTTTTCTGTTATTATTTTCGTCGAATGTTTCTTGAACGAAACAAGAGTTTTGAACGACCTTGAAGTTCTCTTTTTCAAAATCAATTTTCATTTTTTCAAATGCGCTATTGAAATCCAACAAGGTTTTTTTTTGTGATTCTTTTTTATTCGCCGTTTGTTGTTGTGCCTCTGCCATTTGTTTTTTTGCGTCTGCAAGTTTGATTTGGTTCTCCTCTTTCATCTTCGTATCCTTTTCTTGTGCCAATCGTTCCTTTTGATCCGCCTTCGCTTTCTTTTGGTCGGCCTTCTCTTGTTCGATTATTTCCTTTAAGGCGCGTTTGGCCGCATCCTTCTGTATCCGCATTTCAATCTCGGATAATCCAAAAACGCAATGCTGGATTTTTGAAAGTTCTATTTTTTCCCAGAACGATTTTACATCCTCCAAATTGAATTGTTTTTTAGATTTCTGACTGAAATATATTGCCATCTGTAACCCCTGTGCTGTCTTACCATATTTATTCGCAATCTTAAACATAACATTTCTCCAAGTAGGATAAGCTTGTGCGTCCTTGCTAGTCGTGTTCGCATCTATAAATGCTTTTGCGTCGTCGGGATTAACGGCTTCTATAACGGTCTCTTCGACCGGTTCAGGCGCGGGTTCAGCACAAGAAGGCACGGCGGAAGCCGTGGGTATACTTTCCATCTTCCTTCCAAATAACATAATCTCATCATAAATCTCATCCGTCAGCATTGGGGCGTTTTGAACGTTAAACTGCCCATCTACGATGGGTTCAAAAACACATTCCTTCGTCAATAAATCTAGGTTCGTCCCATTTATCTTTAATTTTTTGTCTAATTTGTTTTCAGTCTTAAACCAGTAATGAAACTTATGTGCGTTTTCACCTTCTTCTGGATTAAACACATTACTAACTGACTTATTGCGATTTGAATGAACTCCGTGTTTTTCTATAACTGCGCTGACATAATCATTACTCGGTTTGTCGTCAGTATCAAAACATACAAGTCCAGTATCATCGAGTTTATAAACCAGAACATTCTGACAACTGGCGTGGGGTCGGGTTGTGTCTTTAAAATACGATTGTGCCTTGACTGCTAGTTCGCTCTTGGCTTTTTTCAATCCAAGATTGCGTGCGTTGAGAAATCCTCGGAAGGTAGGGATGGCGGTGTTTGTCATTTCGTTGTTATATTCTATACAAAGATAATAATTTTGTGTTTAAGTCGAAATCGTTGTTTTTCCTAAAGTTTTCCCTAAATATAAACGATTGTTTTTCAATTTTATATTTAGATATCATTCAAAATCTGGGGATATTGCGATAAAGCATTCAATACGATATTTTTGGCTCGTTCTAATTTGGCCCGTTCCTTACCAATCGTCATAATAGCATCCTTATCGTATTTTTCGAGTTCTTCTGGTGTAAAGAATTTATAATATCTCTTGTGTTTAATAGCGTGGTATTGCTCTCGGTCTTGAGCACGACATTTATCTAAATTCGCGAGACGGTATTGACGCATATAAGCAGCCATATCAGCAGTTTTGTTTACGTAGGTTGGTTCTTCCATTTTCTTCTATATTATATACGGATATTATTTTTAAGTCAAAAACTCCTAAATGTTAATCAATTTTTTTAGAATAGGGATTTAAAATATCTCTCGAACATATATAAAAGAACGATGTCGCATCTAGAATATTGGTTATGGCGTAAAACCCAAGAACCCAACTGCCCGGTCCACTTCATCGAAATTTACCACGAGTTGTTTAGGCACTAAAAAATAATATACACACATTTTATAATCTCTAATGAATATAAAATGTTTTACGGTTATTTGCTTCATTGTAAGCGTTGCTGCTGTTCCAGTCCAACCGATAAGCAATCAGACGCACAGGTCGTCACACAACCCGCTGATGTCCCAAGCACCCCCAAGCCTCCGCCCAGTAGCCCCGTTATACAACCATCTAGTCCGGCAAACGCCGGACGATGCGAGCAGAGCGTCGCAGTCGCACAACCAGTCTACCCAGACCTTCCGACACTTAACCCAAGCCTCGTCTTCAAAGACAGTGACGGCGAAGACGACACCTACAGCACCTAACAAAGTCGAAGAATATGCGAAGAAACTCCGCGCGGATATGGAGGCACAGGAACGCGTCCTGAATGTTTTCATCGACACAATCCGCACCAAGCACAGCAACACGCAATCCAAGTTGAAACAAGTTAAAGCGATCTTAAAAGGACTTAAAGACGAAATCAACAATGCGACAAAATATGCGAACGTATATCAGGGACAGGACACCGATCTAACCAAACAGGACACGATGTATAAGACTGAATATGATAAGTCCTATAAAATGTATTTAGAAGAACAAGCAAATATAAAATTCGAGAAACAGTTCCTCGACGCAATTCTTCAATACATCAAATTAAGGAAGACGCAAAAATGTTGAGTCGCTGACGCTCCTATCCGTATTAGGAGAATAAAAAGAATGTTTGAATAATATAAGTCGCAGAAGCTCCTACTCCGTTGGAGAAAATGAATCCGCCACAGCCCCCGCGATACGCAGAATCTAGACATAAATATTACCTGGCAAATAGAGAACGCCTGATACAAAAACAACGGGCATATTATCAAAATAACAAAGAACGTATTCGTATTTACAATAAAGAATATCGCGAAAAGCATAAAAATAATATCTAGGCATATATCGGTAGTAGCCAATGACTCGTAAAGGCACTACCACTCCACCCAAAAATTAAATTGCTGGTTATACCAACCGTCGTGGCGCAGAGGCTAGCGCGCGGGGCTCATTTTAGGAAGTAACACTTGCTTCCTGAGGGCACAACTCCGAGGTCGTAGGATCGAAACCTACCGACGGTAATCTAGCGTATTTTTATATGATGTTTATATAAAAATGCTCACTTTAATCGCCACGTATATCGTTGGTCCCGCATTAGGATTCGTTATTCGTGGAACATATCATCTTATTGTTACGATGTTGACACAAGCACCTGCTCTTATCCAAATATCAACATAGACAATCTACGCAATTCAGCAGTCTCAATATCCTCTTTCGAGAGACTGCGTGCGGGTGTATTGCGTGGTCCAGCACCGACCTTCTGGACTACACGAGGACCCTTATGATATTCTCTCGGTGCGGGTGGTTCGGGGACAACCTCCTCATCTTCATATTCGCCTCCGTTGTCATTAACCGCCTCCAGTAATTGCTGGAATGCGACTGGGTTGGCGGGTTCCTTATAGAGCACAATCTTTAAATATTTGGGTTCTTTCTTTGCTACTGCTTTCGCTTTCTTCTTCGGAACCTCCTCCTCATCCTCGCTGTCGCTTGGTATAAGGCACGCCTTCTTCGCTGATTTTTTAGGTGCTGGTATATCGATGGGTTCGCTTACTGGTGCGGGTTCAGGAGCGGGTGCGGGTGCGGGTGCGGGGACGGGGACGGGTGCGGGTGCGGGTGCTGGGGCGGGCGTGGGTTCGGGGGCAGGTGCTGGTGCCGCTTTCACCTCCTTCGCCTTCTTCGCCTCCGCTGCTTTTGCCTGCTTGGCAATACGTGCCTTCTCCAGTCTCTCGAGTAAGACCTTCTTTTCACTCTCACTAATAGGCATTTTATCTTTTATATAATAGTAAAAGATAAAAATTAAACCGTTTGTTTTCCCTAAATGTTCATTCTTATTTTTTCTTATCCTTCGACGGAACAACCTTGGCATACATCAATCCTGCCGTTTCGATGCTGTGCCCCATCACGTTCGCCAGTTCAGTCTTCTTCTTGTATTCATCCTCGGTTGGTGCGTATAGATCGGTTACAACTGCCCTACGAATCTGTGTGCTCGAGACCTTAATACCCTCACCGGCGAATGCCGAGTTTAAAAGTTTAGTGTAACTCACTCGAGAGATTGGTGCGTCAACTCCGTCCTTGATTATAAACCATCCATCCGTATCGTAACTGAAATGCTTAATAACTCCCCAGTATTTCGAAATCTCTCGAACAACATCAGTAGGTATATCCAAAATCTTGGAACCATACTCCTTCCGAGTCTTGTATGCGAGTAGATGGAGTTGTCCCTTATTTGATTTACGGTTGATTATAATGTAATTCGAATTACCGTCAACGTGATCGTCATCAGGCATTTGCTCCATCAGGCGAGCGTCCGCGAGGTCATTACGGAGAGGCAAGTAGGTGTGAAATAAAAGGCACAAATATCGCATCAATTGGATATACTCTTTATAAGTATCGATGTATTTGGGTTCAGGCAACTTATTCTTAAGCACTTCTACCCTCTCGCGTATCTCATCGATGCTCTTCCAGTTGGCCGCCACCTTTTCATTCATCTTATTCGATGCGTAACTTCCATTAACCTCATCGACGAGTTCATACATTTTCTTATCCAGGACACCGATGACCTTATCAGGCAACCCGAACATATCCGCCCAAATCTTCAAGATGACGACTCGATTCTTAGCGGTATGTTTGCTCTCTGTTTCATTAATCATTTTCATTACTGCCGAGAGATTCTTCTCGATCCAGGCGGCACTATCATTCGGGGCAACCGGTCCAAGCCCGATATGTTTATGGATCGAATTGATGGTGGATTTATAACTTATGAGCGTCTTTTCCGAGAGATTTGACATATTATTTTATAATATACAGATATAAAAAATAATATTCCTAAACAGGCAATTCTTTTTTTGGTATTTCCTCGTCGCTGACTTCGCCATCTTTGAATGTTATTTTACGATCGAATCCAAGTCGTAGGAACTTATCATTATCGTAATATATGAATAGGAAATCACCTACGGGTGTCTTATCCAGCATATCCAATGTATCAATATAATTCTGTCGCTTACCATCAAATACAGATGAGAACTCATCGAAAATGGACTTGGATGTCGCACGGTCTTTCGAGGGGAATAGAATTATATTATTCGCGTTGGTTCTAAGCGGGAGCGATATACCACGATACGCCTGGGCGAGTATAAAGAGGTTCGTGAAATCGTGGCGGTGCCTGATCGCCCAGCGGACAAACTCCTTACCCTGCTTGGATTGTGATGATGAAATCAATGGCGAACCCATTGAATCATCTATTATGAGAGAATGCCGAGGGGGGTGGACGTGGTTGAAATCATCAATCAATTCTTTATGGTCAATATCATCATCCATCATCCCGCTATTATATAAAATCTCTAACTCCTCTGCCTGTAAATCACCGTCACCATTCTTCAAATACTTTTCAAATAGATCAAAAATATACTTCTTCTGCTTCCACTCGAGCGTCTTCTCTCGGATTGTGGCTATAACCTCGTTGAATGTTTTAATATTAAGGTCATCGTAGAATGTCATATTATCGCCATACTTTTCAGCAAACTCTTCCACCTTGGGGTCGTGGGTGGGTGACACCCAATAAACGTGGTTCTCACCGGACAGCATACCATCCTGTTCGATTTTTAGGAGCGAGAGAATGGCATTGGTCTTTCCCGACCCACGGGCACCAATCGTGATGTTAAACCAGAAGTTATTATTCTTCGTCAGGTTCCAATTTGGAAACTCGTAACCTTTTTTAGATTTGATTAACTTATTCACATATTTAGAAACCTTTTTCAATTGTAGCACCATTTCTTTTGTATATTTAATATACGGTATATATATATATTTGGATATTATATTCTAATGGCAAAACCTAAACCTCAACGTAAGAAGCGTGTCGCAAAAAAAAAGGCGGGAAGTAGATTACCTAAAGCAGTTGAGGCATTATTGTCTTACCTCGGTGGTCCAGGCACAGGTGCCCCGACAATCCAACAAACTCCCGCACGATTTGCGTCGACGGGAGAAGCGGACAAGTCATTTGCGACACAGGTGGCTGAGGCGGTTGTCGCTCGCCAAGTAGCACAAAAATCCTTACGGTTAAGAGGTGCTGAACCGCTCAAGTCATCGCCTATTTCGGCATTCCAGGCACCACCACCCCAACAACCCCAGACAATCGTAATACAACAACCGCAAACAAGCGAAAAAACAACCGAAGAAATCCGTAAGACTGTGATGAAAGAAACCAGCGGAATAGAAGGGCGATTGACGGAACAACTACGCCTCCAAGGTGCTAATCAATTATTTAATGCTATGCGAGAACAGGGGTCGGCACCACTAGGGTCATTACGATCATCACAAGCACCATCATATCTCGGTGGTCCCCCCGAGGGTATATCATCTATAGCATCAAGCGAAGATGTTGGTTCAGTTGCTTCGGCAGGTCAGTTCCCTGTTATAACTTCCGAAACACTCGCCCAATACCAACAGGAACAATATGGTAAATCTCTCGCAACTGCGAAACTTCCACCAGCGAAAATATTAAAAGGACGACCACCAAAAGGGGGAGCGTCGAAGGCACCAAAAGGGGGCGCGGCGAAAGCACCCGAGCAACAATCATTTACGCAATCTCTCGGTGGTCTCGCATCAATGGCACAATTACAAGCACCTGTATCGTCGTCGGCGTCGTCAGCATCTGGACCTGCGAAAACATCAGCACGTGCGAGGAATATTTATGAGCAATTAACAGGTCAGGGACTGAGTGCTGGTGGAGATATTGTGAGAGCGATGGCATCGGGTGGCGGACCAGCACCGGAACAAGTAGGTATGACTTTAGGAGAACTTAAGCAAAAACCCAAACCAAAAAGAAAATTAAAAGTTATCGAAGCCTAATTAAATAAAATATTCCAATAATATATAATAAGTTTTAGGAGAATGTTTTGCGAAACCCCGGAAGAATTAGCGATGTTGGATAAACTTATGGCGGAGTATCCGGATGGTAATCCATCAATAATGAATATGAATGTATGGATGTGGTTTAATAAGCGTGAGGAGTATATTAAGACAATGGACGAGTGTAGGGAGAAGTTCGGTGATAATCCGGAACTTATAAGTGTAGACGACGAGAGATTACAATCAATATACCCGAAGGATATTAAAGTGATTCCATCCTCGGTATTTAGCAATCCAGACCAATAAAATAATATAGTATTAATTTATAACAGAAACTATTTAGGAAATGCCCCACGTCGGTAGTCACTACAATCACGGAAGCAAGATCGGAGTTATGGCGGATCATAACGGTCCCAAGATCGGAGAAATGGCGAAGCGAACGGATGCTTCCGCCGACAAAAAGATTATGTTCGCCAACGCCCACGCTTTAGAGAAAATGGGAAAGAAGTAATCGGACATCGTTTCGCCAAATAATAAATCACGAACTTATTTTCGTAATTTATTTTATTAGTATAGTTTATAACAATATAAAATGTCCGTCAATGCTGATGTTTCCGTGATTCCCCCCCAGATGCGCTACGGCGCAAGTTCCTCTGTTGCCAGGCTCCAGAGAATTAATAACCTCCGTCCTTTAGGAAGTGACTCCGGCACTTTCGGAGACTCGTTTCGCTTCGATCTCCCTTCTCGCCAGATTGTTGACCTTTCTACGCTTTCTTTGTATTATACCGCGACTGTCGATGGTATGACTGCCGGTGCCAACGGTGCTACTGCCGTGATCCCAGCCTCATTTAAGCATTTCAAGAAGGTGACCTTCCATATTGGTGGGGCTGCTGTGTCTGGTGCTCTGTGTAACCATTATCACCAGCTCTATACTGCTCTCGTTGCCGCTTCTGGCAATACCGAGTGGTTGTTCTCTAAGCTCAACAAGAACGCAATCGAGTTCGTGCTTGGAACTGATGAGACCGATGCTTTCCGTGCTATGACTGCCAGCGCTGTCACTTCTAAGTCTTGCCATATGACTGCCGATGATTTTTTGGGTCTCCCCCGTTCCAAGAACATTATCGATCAGTCTCTGTGGGGTCAGGTCTCTATTGAGGTTCAGGTGGCAGATAAGGGTATTCTTCGCACTCGTAAGATCGGTGATGGTTCCGCAACCGACGCCCAGATTGACGCCATCAACTTTAGGGTGTCTGGTATGCGTGCTGCTGTTTCAGTCCTCCAATCCGTTCCTCCCCAGTATATCAGTCTGCTCGCTTCTCGTTTGACCCAGACTGACTCCCCGATCCGTCTCCCCTACCAGGATTTCCGCACATCTATCCAGACGAACAATGGTGCTCCGAAATTCCAGGTGAATACCAACTGCCTCGATGCTCTGGTCGCTGTGCCTTTGCTTTCCGCCTACAACACTCCCGTTGTTTCTGCCGCTGGTGTTAAACCCGCTATGTTCCGCTTCACTTCCGGCCGAACTCTTGCGAATGTTGCCGATTTGAAGGCACAATGGCTTGTCGGCAGCGATTCATACCCGCGCTCCCAGGTTGAGAACGGTTTCGAACTGGCTGACATCACCCAGGACAGTCTTCACGGAAACAACCGCGAATCTACCGGTCTTCTGTTTGCCTCCGCCAGCGATGACTCCACTGTCCAGTATAGGCGTCTTGCCTTCCTCAACGAGAACTGCGTCTATTACCAACGCCTGTCCCTGAACGGTGAGGGTTACAAGGATGGTCAGCTGACTGGCGTGTCCACCGCTGGGTCTGGTATGGACATTGTCCTGAACAACCAGAACTTCACCGAGGCAAGCGGCAATGTCCTGATCGCTGCTATGACCACGTCGTGCCTTGTCTACTCCCCCGCATCGGCGTCGGTCAGTGTCGAAGCTTAATAAAATAAGTCGCAGATGCTCCTATTCCGTAGGAGAATATCTACTATTTTTTATATTTACATAAAGTATAATATAAAATGCTTCCTAAGGATTATCTATTTAGCCCATTCGTGATTCGAACGAATGCCGAAATGAAACCAACAGCACGAAAAACGCTTACGTATAATAATACCAACGAAACTGTCGACTCGACAGCCGCGAAGGGATTGAGCAATATCCAAACCAATTATACCGGTATGTATCAAAATTATATGTATAATGCGAATGAGGCGGCACGGTCATTTAATTATGTTCGTGCTGACCGTATTGCGGGTCGTCCTGCTTTCATTACCGATTTTTATAAGGATGGTGGAGATACGCTTGAAAAGTTGGACTCCTACTATGATTTAGAAGATGGATTCAATGTGACTGGTGCCATTATGATGGACGAAGCGAAGGCAGGTCGTCGTCGTAAATAAATTATTGTGTTTTTATATTGTGACTGATAATGCTCACAAAATAAAATGATGAATGAATGAAATAAACCAGAGCATAACCAGTCTCGTTTATTTAAACTACCGAATTAAACTAATTTTAACCAAATAAGCATTCAAATACTAATAAGATTGAAGTAAATAACACTAAAACGGTATTAAAATCGATTTTAATACCTATTCTGGTTCATTTAGTTCGATTATATTAGTATTATTATGATAAAACAGGTAATTTTGGTTTAATTAATGGGTTGTGACGGTAATATGGTCTCATTCTGTTTAATTGAATCAGTAAATAAACCGAGACGGTAATCAGTCTCATTTTATTTTTATAATTGTAATCTTTTGACACCGTATAATTCCTCCGCCTTCTTATACAGGTCTGCTAAACTATCGGCGACAAACATTTGTGACTCGGGAATCTCCCGCAGGACACGATACTTCTGAACTTCTGCTTCGTGATGTTCCGCCTCACTAGAGAATATAATCTTGATGTTCTCTTCCATCTGCTTGGAGAAGCAGGCGAACGTGATGTTCTCTTCCTTAACCGGGAGAGCGTGGAGGAGTTCGAGAGATTTGCTGACAAGAACAATCTTGCCCTTGAATACCGACGAGATATTAACCACGTGGGCGCGGATGGTGGGATACGACAGGACAATATCAACAGGGTTACGAGACACCGCCTCGCCTGCCTCGCTGGGGAGATTGAGGGTTTGGAACAATTTGTCGACATCCAAGAAGAGGACATCGGCAGTTGTAAGTTTGGCGCATAATGTTGAGACACCCTTCATCATCAACAAAGCAGAGACACGACGACGGAGCTTTCGCTTGGCCCACCAATGAGAAATCCACCCCACAAAAACAGATGAGGCTGGTGACCCAGCTATAGCACTACCAATAGACGAGAGAGCGTAAATTGAACTTGCTTCCATAATAGACAGGTTATAAAATAACGTAATATTATATTTTGTAATCAGTTGCTAAATTGCCCCATTCTTAAAAAGAAGATCGGTAATCGTTTTTAACTTTAATGCTTGGGCATCGAGTTGCTCTTGGAGCGTTTGAATCCTAGCGATGTCCGCCTCGTTATGTACCGAGCGAGCGTCGTCGTGATTAACCTGCGATGCTGTGGCGACTGGTGCGGTCGCCGATGGGTGTGCTGGAATTCCTGACTTGAATGTATATGGTGTGAATGGTTTCGATTGTTCCAACTCTGGAATGTTTGAAATAGGCATCACTCGCTCACCCATTCCTAACTTATGACCTACTAAAGCAATCAAATAGTCATCATCGCTCGCCCAATTCGTATATTCCTCGCCCTCAATCGTTACATTCTTCATCTGTATCGAACCATCACCATAGTAACATAACGCCTGAACCTTCGCACTTGTATTGGGGGTAATTGTAACTCCTTGAATATCAATAAGACCTCCGCTGTTGAACCACGCTTTATCCATATTTATATTACTGCTACATTTTATTTTTACTTATTAACTCAAATCTCGGCGTTTTACATATACTAACATTCGCATATTAGACCCCGACAGGCTGCTTCGAAATGAACTGCCACCGCCCGGTTGTGTTATTTGACCAATTGTTATTGTGGCAAGGGTAGGTAATGGATTGGGTTGAGTATCAATACAATCACCTTGTATCTGACCTATTTGGTTTTGAAAAGCATAACCTGTGGTAATCTTATCCGTGCCCAAAGATGCTCCTACCGATGTGTTAAACTGGGTTATGATTGGAGTTCTACTATTTGTAGTATCTGGGTGCTTCATAATTCGAATAACACTTGTTAAATATTGGATTGAGCCACTAGGAATACTCGGGTAATTTGGGACATAGCAAAATACAGGACTGAGGTGGGACTGGGGATAATTTCCAGCAGTTGAGAAATTCATTCCTTCGTGAAGTTGATTTGTCCAAGTTTGCTTACCAGTAGATTTTCCATTATAGATTATCGTAAAATATGTGTTTGATGACCCAGATAATGCTAATAAACCCTCAATTACCAATTCCACCTCATAGACATTCAAATCGATTGTATCTGGTAATGTGATTACATTTCCTGTTGTTACAAGAGCGAAACTGATTACATAAAGAGGTAGAACTTGCCTTGATGGAGCAACATTAATCGTAAAGTTCCCTGCATTATTTGATATACCTACATTTGTCCCCGCTGTTATATTCTTCACCAAATAGTTATTAAGATTTGCCGTTGTAGCGTTAATAGTTCCAACATTCGTAAGATTATTACCACCCATATCAATACTGGTATTCGCAAAACTATTAACAAATAAGACATCAGGCAGTCCTATTGGTGTTGTAACGGTTGAAACATTAAAATTGGTATGAAAATGAGATAATGTTCCATCAAAAAACCCGACATCTATTGTATGATTATTGGTGCCTCCGCTTGGTTGTTGAAAATAAAAACGAGTTTCAATTTGTGGATTGGGGAAGAGTGCAATTTCAAGGTCTGTAACCGGCATCGTAAGCGAATATAATACTGGTATTGCCGATGGTGTTACAACTACCCTATTACCCGTATTCAACGAAAGCGGAGTAGTGTATGTAGCATTTGGGTTATTTGGAATTCTAAATGATAAAGCGTCGATATTTTGAGCGATAGACTGACTCCATGTGCAACCCGCAGAACCGCTGAGGAGAGTAACTCGGAAGCAAAATCTATAACCAGTCCAAGATGCAGGTTGCGATATTGTTTGAAGACTTCCAGCGTTAAAACTTAGATTTGCGACCGACCCACCACCTCCTGCTGATGTTAATACAATATTTGGAAATGTATAAAGAACTATGTTATTATCAGTATCAACCATTTCACATCGCCAAGTCATACTGCTTCCTAAGTATGCGACCAAATAAATATCTACCTTCTGAAGAGTTATTGTGAATTGGTTGAAATTCGCTTTGATATATTCGGTGTGAGCAACTGAACCAACGCCCAGCGTTCCAGTCCCGTTTCTTAAAGCAACTGCATATTGTTTATCAACCAACGAATCATTAAATGGAGAACTGACTGCATCTGCTTCGGCGTAAAAATATGTATCGGCGTAAAAATTAGCATTATGATTATTTGCGGTATAAGTTAGATAAGGTGCATATTCATATGCTCCACTCAAAATCGGGTTAGAACTTCCTTTCGGTATTACCCCCCTATTTCGAAACAGATTATAATCCGTTGCGGCGTTGTAATTGCCTAACCTGATGCGTGTTGAGGTTCTGGTGGCATAGGTCGAGGACATCGTATATAAAACGGTGGTCAGATTTGCTGCCGTATAAGTTGTATTTGTATTCGGTCCTGATAGGAGATAAATAATACCACCACCGGCAGTATTACCACCACCTGCCCCGACAAGTTGCCCGTTATACATCAGTTTCGCACCATTCTCAATTGTATATAATGCTTTGGTTGTGCTTCCACCGTAGTTGTCTTGTAATGTTATTGATGGCGTGTTAATATTGTCGTGATTGATTCGGGTGACGCTCCCCGATGCTTTACAAACTTTCAACCCATCGTTGAGTTGCGTATGGTCTACTATTAACTTGCTAGTCGCATCGTATCGATTTGCGGTTGTGTCGGCATTTCCGATCTGGACCTGCGAAGTTGCTTGGCTGTTTAGAATGTTCAACGCATCGTGGGCGTTGGATTGGAGTTTGCCTGTTCCTACACGCAGTTTGATTGGACCACCTGTCGTGTTGCTTATACGAAGTTGTGAAGTATTAGCAGCACCCGCCCCAGCGATTAATTCGACATCGTTGTTACTTATCTTCAAAGCATTCACATTATCCATCGCCTCTGTAAGAGCCCAGTTGATATTGCTAGGTGAAATATTATTTGCTCTTAGAAGAATCTCACCGTTGAATGTCTGCATCTTTATATCACCCAGTAGGGTCGTCTTGCTGATGTGTCCCTTAGCAAGGAATGTTCCCTCTTTAGGGACTATATCAATACCGATTTCCGTATCAAAAACTGTAAGTGTTTTCAGTTTTGCTCCCTTCGTTGTTTCCAACTCACCGTTCTTGATTAGACCACCTGCCTCCTCGACTGCTTTTAAAGACCACAAGTCGCTATAACTGAAATTTGGAATGCTACTAGTAAGTGCGAATGATGCGACCCACAGAGGCAGTCCGCTTGTAGATACTAATGACAGCAACTGTGTCCAAGTAAGAGCAGATGATTTCGTCAAGGATTCCCATCTAGCATCAGGTGTGTAGAAATTACCTTGTAGAGTGGTGTTCGTGTTTTTCGATACGGTTCGCTTACCTATCGTGATTTCAGTCGTCGTCGATCCGACCTCTGGCGAATCTATTGACCCGATGTTGATACGATTGTTTCTCGCGCCGATATTGACCGCTGTTTCTGCTCCTACGCCAAATGCCGACCCTATCTCAATTTTATCGATTGCTTCGATTGTATTTAGATGGGCATAGCTCCACACTTGTCCATTTGCTGCTTGTAAAAGAATACGGTTCTGATTGTAATTTCCTGTGCTTCCCATCGTGCTTGAGTTATTGATGCTTGATATACTGTTCGTACCTGTGCTTAGCGACATCTGTCTTTTGATTCGGTCGTTAATACTGACTTGGAATGTGCTGGCGGTTGCTGCTCCATCGTTGCCTTGAACGCTAGTCTGATATTGTGTCTTGGTATTGAGAGC